GAATCAAGGCACAATTGAACTTGATTACAAATCATGTGAAATGATTGCAGATGACCTGCACAATCAAATAGCAAACAAATATCCTGCTAGAAAAGTATGGATTGAAGTATCAGAGGACGGAGAGAATGGCTGTATTAAAAAGTATAAATGAATTTCCGGATAATGCAATGGATGTGTTGCAAGACGTGAATGAATATAAAAAGTTTTGTAGAGAAAACAAATTACCTTTTAGAGAACATCATCTTTACAAAGCATACACGCCTTGGAAAATATTTTACAACTTTCGTAAAACAGGCAAAGTAGATATGACACTTTGGAAGTATGAGAAAAAATGACAGTAGTAAATGAATGGGGTAAGTTGAACAAAGTTGTCCTTGGCAACATTGAACCAGGTGATTTTATACATGGTGTGCAATTCAGTGATCCTACATTTATTACACAGTTCACTAATGTGTGTAGAGCTACACTTGATGATATCGAACGCACACGAAAATTTTTGGAACTAGGCGGAGTAGAGGTTGTGCAACCTGAAGCAAGTTTACCACCATCTAATGAAATGTGTTTACCACCTATTAATCCAAGAGATAATATTTTGCAATACAAAGATCATACATTGATAGCACATCCAACCATAGTACATCATAGGCCAGCCTCTGAACTTATTGCAGATGCAATTACAAACAGTAATAAAAAAGTATTCGAGAACAAATCAACATACGTTGCAAATTGGGAAACATGGACACCTTTAGATGAAGATGGCCCATTATATGAAACAGCAAATGTTTTAAGAATGGGTTTGGATATTCTAATAACTGAAGATTATGAAAGATTTGGTAATGCACTAGGGTACATTGAATTTTCAAAGTGGTTAGAAGAAGTAGAACCAAAAGCAGACATATATGAAGTAAAAGGCACAACTGGACACTTAGACGGTAATCTCTTTATAGTAAAGCCTGGATTAGTTTTAGTTTATGATGAAACAATTGAACTGCCAGGAGATATGAGCAAGTGGGATAAGATTGTTGTGGATAAAAGTTTAGAGCCAAGAGCCCAAGTGCTAAAAGGAATAAACACAGTAGTCAAAACAAAATACAATCCTGTCTTTACTAAATTATGGTTTGATTGGTTAAACAGTAACATCAAGGAAACAGCATTTAGTTTGAATGCACTTAATTTGGGTAATGACACTGTAGCATTTCCATGTTACAATAAAGACATATTTGACAAGCTAGAAAAAGCATACGGGATAGAATGCATTAATTTAGATCTCAAAGCAATTGAATACTGGGATCAAGGTTTGCACTGTATCACAAGTGAATTAGATAGAGATGGAGAACTAGAACACATAATATGATATACATTGTTGATATAGAAGCAGTAGAAACAAGATACACAGCACAATGGAAAGAACATCTACCAAAAATGTTTGGTAGAGATTGCGTAAACATATCTGGCGGTGATGTGCCACAAATGACAACACCAGGTGCATTCTTAAACTTTGCTGGTACTAATGTGTACAAATCAAACCAATTGGCACAGATTGCAGAAATGTTTGCCAACGATACTGTTAAGGATGGAGATTATTTCCTTTATACTGACGCATGGAATCCTACTGTGATACAATTGAAATACATGGCTGAACTGTTAGGTAAGAAAATTAAGATAGGTGGACTATGGCATGCAGGGTCATATGATCCTCAAGACTTTTTGGGTAGACTTATTGGAGACGAACGTTGGGTGCGAAACGCAGAAAAGTCTATGTTTGATTGTTATGACAACAACTTCTTTGCCACAGACTTTCATATTGATTTGTATGTAGACACATTCCAACATTCAGGCATGTACGTTGGTTATACTACTCACAAAGGCAAAATTATTAGAACTGGATGGCCTATGGAGTACATGCCAGATACATTGGCATCATACAAAGGCATGCCAAAAAAAGACATAATTGTATTTCCACACAGAATCGCTCCTGAAAAGCAAGTAAACATATTTTATGATCTTAAAGAGCAACTGCCACAATATGAATTTGTAGTTGCACAGGAACGTCAATTAACAAAAAATGAATATCACAACTTACTTGGTGAAGCCAAGTTGGTGTTTAGTGCCAACTTGCAAGAGACACTAGGTATAAGTTGGTATGAAGGTGCATTGGTTGACACAATACCAATGGTGCCAAACAGATTAAGTTACAAAGAAATGGTATTGCCTGAATTTGCATATCCATCTGAATGGACTTTATCACAAACCAATTATGAAAGCAATAAGGCTTTGGTAGTAAACAAAATTAAAGACTATATTGAAAACTATGAAAAGTATTTGCCTGCGTTGCAAAAGCAGACTCGCAAATTATCAAAACAGTTCTTTAGTGCAGACGTTTTGTATGCTACAATTAAAAACAATGGCAATCCACTGCCTTAACATCGGAGAACAGTATGAAAATACGTGAGACTATATTAAAACGTTTACAGGAGAACAAAGCAAGATATTGGGCCAATGACAACATATCCAAGTATATTGAGCCTGAAGAAAAGAAGCAATTGATTGAAGAGGCAATTCCTGCCTTTGAAAATGTATTACAAAGTTTATTGATCGATACAAAAACAGATCCTAACAGTCAAGACACTGCAAGAAGGATGGCAAAAATGTATATCAACGAGATAATGTCTGGTCGTTATGATCCTATGCCCAATCCAAGTGCTTTCCCTAATTACATAGAAAATGGTTATGAAGGCATGCTTGTGGTAAGAAGTGAATTAAAAAGTGTTTGTTCACATCATCACCAACCAGTTGCTGGAGTGGCATACATTGGCATAATTGCTGGTCCTAAACTTTTAGGATTGAGCAAATACACAAGAATTGCTCAATGGTGTGCTATGCGTGGTACACTACAAGAAGAACTAAATGTAATGATTGCAAATGAAATACAAAGACAAACTGGTTCAAAAGATGTAGGTGTGTATGTTCAAGCAACACATGGTTGTTGTGAAAACAGAGGTATCAAAGCAAAAAGTTCTTTGACACAGACAACTGTGCTTCGAGGAGATTTTTTAAAAATTGAAGCAACTAAAAAAGAGTTTATGGACAACATAAAACTTCAACAAGAGTTTGCAAAAGATTAATATGGATCCTAAACCAAAACCCAAGCAAGGGCAAACACAAGAACAAAACGAACAAGAGTTTGCTGAACAACTTACTTTAAAAGGTTTTGAAATGGATAGTCCAGAAGAAGATTTTAGTGTTAGTGAAGCAGTAGAACTTACGTTCAAGCCAGGATTTGATGATGAAGGAACTTATACCACAAGTCAATACGATGGCAATATGGCAATAAGTCATTCTGGTGTGACCACATCACATACAGCTCCAGTTTACTTAGATGCAACTGATAATGTAGTTCATTCATTTACATGGGCAGAACATAAGCACGAAGAAATGCGTAAAAAATATCCTGCACTGGAAAAAGCATATGACCATTATAAAACATTACTTGCATTGGCACAAAATGGTCCTGAAGATTTAGATAATTAATACAAATGAAGATACAATCACATACAGAGTGGGATAGCCTTCGAACCATGATGGTTGCAGATATAGATGCAAAAAATCCAGATATTGTAAGTGATGTGTTTAAACTAAAAGGAAAGCATCTTAAAAATTTAGTAACAAGAACAAAACAAATGTTAGACACAGTAAGTGAACAACTAGACAAAATGAATATCGAAGTAATTAGACCTGACCCTACAAAGTATGATGGGCCAAATAGGTTTCCAATGTTAAACATTAGAGATAGATTTGGTGTTATAGGAGATACATTTTTACAATACAGTACAAACAACTTATACAAAGATATAAGTGGTTGTGTGCCACTTGACATTGACATTGTGTTTGAAAGATACGATGATCAACAAATATGGGATAAAGACAAAATAAAAAATGAAGTGCCATACATAGAAGGAGCAAATCTTATAAGGTGTGGTAGTAAAATTTTCACCACTTTAAAACACACAGGTAACCAATTGGGTATTGACTATTTGCAATCAGTGATAGGTGATCAGTATGAAATAATCCCAATCACAACTGTAATAAATCATTTAGATGCACATATAAATTTTGTAAACAGTGAATTAATGTTGTATGATGCAAGAATGGACATAAAAGAAATACAACCACACATACCTCATGTAAAGGCTGTGCCTATATTGTATGAAAGAATTGCGGACAAACCAGAATTGGTTTGGCCAGACATACAAGATGATGACATTGAAAATACCAATCTATTAATGTCTAACACAATTACAATTGATCCTGAAACTGTGCTTTGTCTAAATGCCAAATACGACGATATAGAATTTTTCCATAACCATAATATACAATGTATTACAATTGATTGGCCAGAACAATGGTTGGTAAATGCTGGATTGCATTGTTTTACAGTTGATATAGAAAGAGAAGGCACATTTGGTAATCCATTTGACAAAACCTAAATATAAGGTATAATGAACACAGTGAGCAAAGTCGATAAGAAGTATTATTACAGTGAAATATTCCACTCCATACAAGGAGAAGGGCACTACACTGGGGTGCCAACAGCATGGATAAGATTCTTCTTGTGTAATTTGCAGTGCAGTGGTTTTGGACAGATTGATCCAACTAATCCTGAAACATATGATTTGCCATTTGAAGACTTTGATGTATCAAGTGTTAAGAGAGTAGAAGATCTTCCAGTGTGGGAAAAAGGCTGTGATTCAAGCTATACATGGGCAAAGAAGTTCAAAGGCCTTATGGGGCAGGAGACGCCATCAACTCTAGCACATAAACTTGTTGATTGTATGAAAAATGAATCTAATCCGGATGGTTTGTTTATACATCCTGTGAGTAAACAACATCAACATTTATGTTTTACAGGAGGCGAACCTTTAATGGTTACAGGACAACAAGCAGTGGTCGGCATATACAACACACTTAAAGAACAGGACAACTTACCTGCATCAATGACATTTGAAACAAATGGCACACAGATACTGAGACAACCATTCATAGACTGGGTAAACACTATAGACACAGAAGTTTTCTTTTCTTGTAGTCCTAAACTGTTTACAGTATCAGGTGAAAAGACAGAAAAAGCAATCAAGCCTGAGATTGTTGCAGAATATCACAAACTTTCCAAAGCAGGACAGCTGAAATTTGTTGTAGGACCAAAACAACGTGAATGGGATGAAATGGAAGAAGCAATAGAAAAATTTAGATCAGTGGGTGTTAATTGGCCAGTATGGGTTATGCCCACAGGCGCAAGGGAAGAAGAACAAACTGCTACAGCAGGAGACGTGGCGGCAAAAGCATTCAAGAGGGGATACAATGTAGCGGCAAGGGTACATGTATATCTTTTTGGTAACAAGATAGGAACTTAACATGAATAAAATTATTAATTTATGGTTTCAGGCTGAAGAGTTAGCAATGAAAATTTATAAATCTGAATACTTTGATATTGTAATTAAAATTTTTAAAACTATTGTGTTGTTAATCATATGTGTAATGACTTTTGGATTTGTTTTAATTTTAAACATAACCAAAGCATTAGTGAACAATGTTCCAAAGCAAAGTCAAAAAAATACCAACACACCTGCTATTGGTACTCCTATGGGGGCAGTCACTGCCAACACAAAACACAAAGATAAGCAACCAGAACTTAGAAGTGTAGCATCTGAAAAATATAACAAATTTGGTATGCCAGAAGAAATGGGAAAAAAAGGCAAAAATATGTCTGAAAATGATTACTATAATCTTAGAAAGGTGTTATAATAAAGCATGTTGGATAAAATGAAAAACATGTTCAAAGGCAAAGCAAAGAAGGACATGACACCAAAAGAGTTGGCAACTAAAAACAAAGAGCCATGGGTGTCAGTGTTAACCACACATGTGGACAAAGCAAATCCTAAGAATGGATTCTTTGAACTTGATTGGAATGAATATTTTGTTCAATCACTAAAATTAAATGGATATAGAGGCGCAACAGATGAAGAAGTTGTTGATAAATGGTTTCAAGACTTATGTAGAAATGTTGCAAGTGAAACTGGCACAGAAGATGTTGGTGGATCTGGTTACGTGAATAAAGTTTTGAGGGATGATGGCAAGACGGAGGTTTCGTGACATACATATTAGTTGATACAGCAAATACTTTTTTTAGAGCAAGGCACATAGTCAAAGACAACAATCCTGACACAAAGGTTGGATTAGCCATGCATATTATACTAAATTCAATTAAAAAAGCATGGACAGACTTTGATGGATCTCATGTAGTATTTTGCTTAGAAGGTCGCTCATGGCGTAAAGACTTTTACAAAAAATATAAAGCAAACAGGACAGAGGCTCGTGCGTCACTCACAGAACATGAACAAGAAGCAGACAAAATATTTTGGGAATCTTTTGATACGTTCTGCCAATTCATAAATGACAAAACAAATTGCACAGTTTTACAGGACAAACAACTTGAGGCAGATGATCTTATTGCTGGTTGGATACAACAACATCCTGATGACAAACATGTGATTATATCTAGTGACTCTGACTTTGCACAATTAGTCAGTGACAATGTAAAACAATACAATGGCATATCCAATACACTTACAACCATTGATGGATACTTCACAGACAAAGGTGAACCTGTGCTAGAAAAGAAAACAGGGCAACCTAAGAAGGCACCCAACCCAGAATGGTTGCTGTTTGAAAAATGCATGAGAGGTGATCCAACAGACAATGTGTTTTCAGCATATCCTAAGATCAGAAAGACCAAACTGCTTGAAGCATTTGAAGATCGCAAAGCACAAGGATTTGTGTGGAACAATCTGATGTTGGCTAAATGGGTGGATCATGAAGGCATAGAACACAGAGTCAAAGAAGATTATGACCGTAACCGTGAATTAATTGACCTGACTCAACAGCCAGATCACATAAAAGAGATAATTACTAATACTATAAACAGTGCGACATCTACTCCGAAAAATTCAAGTCAAGTAGGAATATATTTGATGAAGTTTTGTCATCTATTTGATCTACAGAAGATTCAGGATTTAGCAGGGCAGTATGCGGCGCCACTCAACGGGAGATATGGAACGTGAGTAATATTAAAACAGTAAAGCCTAACGCAAGTTGGGTAATAACAGATCAAACAGACAAAGAGAAGGTTGGAGCCATTACGAAAGAGCAAGGCAACAACTATCTGCTTAGATATCAGGGCTTTAACAAAACACTATCTAAAGAACAGCTTGTTAAGAGCTTTGGCACACAACTTTTTACCGTGCCTGAAGTAAAACCTATATTGCCTGAAGCAAATACAGTGTATGAATACAGTATAGATGTAGACAAACCATTTAATAAGATGTTTTATGTAAAGAAAAAACTGCCTATTTTTACAAAAGAAAACAAATCTAAAAGTTTTTATTGTGCAGGACATTATTTGGTGCAAAAGAAAAGTTGGACAGAAATGTTTTGTCCTAAACTTATTACATTAGAAAAGTATAAGTTTCATGGCCCTTTCAAGAATCAACATCAAATGATGGCATTCAAAAAGAAGTTTTTATGAACACTGTACACATAGACAAATTTGTAGCAATGGTAAATGCTAATGAGCAAACAAGGCAACCAGAAGTGCGAATTACTATGTCAGATGCAAAAAATCTTCGTAATGAAATTACGGCACTTTTGACTTATCTTGTTAAAAAACAGGATGATCTAATTGAGACACAAAAAAAATTAGTAGATGCTCAAACAATCACAGTCGAAATGAATGCAGACAAATTTTGAAGTAGTTGCACCACAAGGAGCTGGTTGCCATTTTTTAAGATATTGGGGAAGTGTTGGATTACAACTTATTGACGACTCAGTAGAAGAAGTTGGATACAGCACTATAAAACATTTTGAAAATAATCCTTTTTTGCCAGATGGCTTTAAAGGCAAACAACACATTTACGTCAGCCCTGATACAAATGAATATATTTCAAGGGTAAAAAATATATCTATGAGACATCCTTTTGAATTTATATTTGTGCAAAAAAATCCACCGTTTGAAGGAAAAAGAATTTTTGTTCATTGCGTTGAAGAAGACACAAAAAAATTTTGCATTGACTTGTATTTTGCAAAGAAGAAAGAATGGGACGAAAACGAAATTGCTGATTGGACAGGAACTGAAATGGGATATTATGTGGCTATGAAGCCACACACATTAACCCAACATATTAAACACGATATGGCTTGTAATGATGCTGTCATAAAAAGATTTACAAATAAAGATCCTGATAACACTATTGTTTTAGATTACAAAAAATTTTTTATAGATGCCAACAAAACACACATAGATGAGATTGCACAATTTTTTGGATTCAAAAACACAAAACAAACTTACGAGCTAATTAAAACATACAATCAAAAAAACTGGGAGGTATATGAAAGCAACAGTCTACACTAAACCAATGTGCGGATATTGTATCAGTGCAAAGAACTTATTAAAATCTAAAGGCATTGAATATGAAGAAAGATATCTTGATAATCCGCAAGTGATCAGAGAATTTGTTGAACAACATCCAACAAAACGCACAATGCCACAAATATGGCTTGATGACGAATATGTTGGTGGCTTCAAAGAACTAAAAGCTAAATTATCATAAACTGCTCATATTACTATGATAAATATAGTAGCACATTATGAGCAGACCAAAACCAAAAGTATTGTTGTCCAAAACGGACAGAAACACATTCAAGACTGAAGAGGTCTTAGAATCAGTTGCCATTTGGGCAGTGTTCTTTGACGGAAAACCAATCAACCTCAAAACATCTACCATGGCATCTGTTCATCCTGGACCTAAATACAAAAAGGTATCTTTTTCTAATCCTGGTCATGCACTGAACCTTGCAAAAAAATTAAACCAAACTTTTGGTTCAGACAAGTTTCAAGTGTATCAACTCAGCACAGGAAAAAAGATAAATGGATAAAGCAAAATTACAAAATACTATTGAAGTTCTTAAAGAGACTATCAAATGGTTTGAAAAAAGAATTGAACCACATGACTGCGGCTGGATGTATGATACTATCGGAGGATTGAGATTTAGAATACAAGAAGCCAAACAGGAGATGAGAAAAATTGGTAAGTCAAAAAAGAAAACTGACAATAGCATTTCTAAAAAGTCATAAGACTGATTTCACAGAAAGAGATTACAATAAACTTTGGAAAATGGTATGGAGAAATATCAGAGAAGAAAATCCATCCATGCGTCTCACCAAAGGTGGATACCAGTTTTTAAAAAACTCCTTAGAACTTAAAGACTACATGGTCAAACTTAAAAGAGAATGCAAACTAAAGCCTGAAATATTGTTAGGACTAGACAAATTTATCACATGTCCATACTACATAACCAACAAAGAGATCTATGTGTTTGAGGAGAAATTGGCATCTGAATTGGTGCTTAGAGCCGGAGATCTTGATATTTTAATAGTGAGCAGACGCTAAATCATTGAAATCGAAGCATTTTTTATTACCATAATATGTTGACATATTGGGCTTTGATAGTATTATATGTAATATAACAACTAAACATAGGAGTCAGTGAGATGGCAGAAAAAATAAGTCAAACAAGAACAGTAAGTCCACAAGAGGCTAAAACTGCAATTACACATTGTCTAGCACTAAAAAGACCAGTTATGGTGTGGGGTGCACCAGGTATTGGTAAGTCAGACATTGTTAAATT